CACGAACGGGTGAAGGAAGTATCTATACTTGGGTACATTATAAAAGCTTTGGGGTATCACGACTTAACGATCCTACCTTTAACTACTAAACCTTTCTTCAAGGGAGTATAGTATTATCCCCCGCGCATGCGGAGTCTCTTTTGCTCTTTTTGGGTAGAGCTACCCACTCATTCACAGCTGAGCTACTGTCAAATAGTAACGTCATTTGATTAACGACCAGTAAGTTACTGGTAAAAAGCCTGTCCGATACCAACACTACCGGTAGGAAGGGTTGTGGTTCCCGTTCCAAAAGAGGCTAAAGCGACACCATCGGCATAAGAAGACCATATAGGAGAATATCCATGTAGGCGCAAATCATCACCGAAAGCTTGGTATACACGAATATCGTATAGAGAACCAAAGTCATTGGCAGGTGTAATAATGACCAAACGGCCATTATGTTGAGGAGTATTAGTTGGAAAAGAACCTGTAGAAACAGACTGAATAGTAGGGAGAATATTGTAGTTTGTCGCAAAAGGGACACTGATGTCAGCTACAACTTGGTTTTTAGCCTGTTGATAGATAACTTCAACTGCAGACGAATTAATGACTGCGTCCGGTTTGTACATATAAGTATTCGTCGCATAACCAGCAGTTTGCGTCGTACCAGTCTTTCCAACTATACTTTGAGCAGGAGCTAAAGCTAAGAAATCAAAGTTCGTAGTATTATTCACTCCTGCAGCAGGGGGAATCGTTCCTGTGAAGGGAGGGACGGTTTGGGTGACATGAGAGGATACACTTGGTACATATCCAACTTGTATAGGGTTTGGGGTATCAACGGATCCTGAAGCATTATTGCCATAGTTTCCGCTGATAATGATGCGGTATTTCACATGACCGCTCCATCCAGCAAACACATTACAAATTGGATGCACTGGCGTAACAAAAAAGCTAGAAGCCTGAAAGTACGGGAAAGTGTTTCCTAAATTGTTATAGTCTGGTCCTAGACTGGGCATAGCTTGAAAAATGCTAGTGGTCCAACCTGGGAGAGACTGTATAGGCACATAATAGTGTCTTCTTCCCAATTCTGTTATATCTCCAATCAGATATTCATATTTGGAACCAACTTTCAGACGACAAGGAGTCATTTTACGGTCGGAACCAGGTTGAGTAATCGCAACATCATCGGGATCGTCATCATCTCCTGCTTTTCTTTCAACATTAATGACGGTGGTCTCTGGGATAACAGAAGGAGGTCCATTAGAAATAGAACCTGAATTTTCCGATTCCATGGGTCCTTGACCAACCAACTGAGTAAGCTGGGTGGACTGTTTTAGACTCACGAAAACGTCAGATCTAGGCTCATACACTTCTACGTTGTCAAATCGCACAAAAGAGTGCAAGTCAACAGAACTTGCCACAACTGAACTAGACACCAATAAAGGTGTTGATGTAAAGACGGAAAAAGATCCAATCCTATAATCATCCTGAAAAGTTGTAGTAGTTCCATCGTAGGTTTTAAGGTACTCCGTAGCGCAATTATAAGGGATCCTTACGCTGGCCCACTGAGTGTCTTGAGTAAACTCAATAATCTCCTGTGGAAAACCATTGTAATCTAAGGCCCCTAAAGCGCCATGATATCCATATGCTATAACGAGTTGGAGACGTATGGCATGAAACACTGTTTTAGAACAGAAGAATTCCAGCACAATATCTCCTCTCCATCGCATAAACTGATTAAGAATAGCGACGTTCATTGGCATATTATTACTAGCTGCAAGGCCTGGTTCTTTCATACAAGAGTTCAAATTATATTGAACAATTTCCGTGTCTGCCGCTGTGGAAGAAGGAATATTAGTGAAGCCTAGGTAGCCGCGTTTATTTAGCAGCATAGCTAGAGACGTCTCATCACTGAAACGGAGAGAATCTCCTTCTCTACTAAGTTCTTCCTGACACATCTGGAGAGATGTGGTTGGTTCCACGCCTACAGCTTTAGACATGGCCGAGTATTGTCGGTACGTCGGTATCGAGCCACCGGATAAAGGAGGATTATCCATAGGTAAAGCAAGATTTTGATCGAGTGTTTGGGTAGTAGACATACTTGTCTGATTCGGCATATTACCTGCCACATTTCCTACCGTATAGTTGCTGTTTATACTCGAATACGTTGCTCCTTGTCCACTAGCCGTACGAGGGCGGGGGATCTTAAAGTCGGTTTTAAACCTAGTGTAAATAGTTACAGTTGCACTGGTTGGTGCGCTGAGAACAGTCAAAGGGGAAAAGACCCCAATATTGAGAGTACCCATAGACGCAAATTCCGAACTAGTGAATCCTTTCATATTATTAATATATGTTCTCCAAAATCGGAAAGGAATTCTTAAAGAGCGTGTCGTATTATTGTTTGGGATCAGGAAAATATGATCCATAGTCGTCCAATGATAAATTGAGGGTGCGCCTGTTGCGGTTAATTGAGCAGCCGTGACAAGTGGCTGAAACCAAGCTACTAAAGCTCCTTGCATAACAGGGGTTCCCGTGACTCTAATCATTACTTCTACTTCTGGTTGACAGAAGAGATAGTTCATAAAGCCAATATTTTGAACGATTTCCGTGTTGCCTAGTGTTACTAGGTCAAAGGGCACATTGTAGGTAGCCAATATCGTACCTGCTGTGCTAGAAGTAGACCAACTAAGGTCTGTTCTTCTCACGTAAGATTCTGTGCCATAATCAAATGTGGCACTCTCAGCAGAAATAGATTTACCAGCCAAATGGCTAGCTAAATTTCCAGATTCTGCACTGGGAGTCGCTTCTTCGGAAGTTAAAACTTGCGTCAATCCGGTATTAAATTGCGACTTTGCATTGACCTTAATTGGTCCTTGCCCCCTGAGAACGAAGTCTTCTCCTGACTCCGCAGTTCTTTTCGTAACGGTATGGTGTAGTACCGAGTAATTAGTCTCTAAGTTCCATTCTCTTCCGGCTGCTAGATACGCAGTTTTAAGTTGAGCGGTATACTTGTTGAAATATTCTCGGTCCCACTGACTTGCACACTCAATCATCTGCTGGATTTTCTGGTCCAACGTCAGATTACTATCTCGGGTCCACATTGGAGTGGATTCAAGTGTGCTTTTTCTTAGAGCACCAGTCCATACTTTACGATAGTTTTGTCTAGGAATTGCGCCTAGGAAAGTAGTTTCGGCAAAACTTGAATACTCATCCTTGAGTTCTTCATTCTTGAATGCCGAAGTGTACTCCTGTCCAATCTCTTTCATATAAACGGAAATTTCTAATGGGGTCATGTCGTAGCCTTTAGCTACATTATAGATATGATCATCACCCAAAAAGATAGCCGCGACTATATCCCAAAAGGGTTTCGTCGGGTATTTTCGTTTGAAACAGTACATAATATATCCTAAATCGACAATATTGTTGCTGGGCGTTGTCAGCCAACAACCGCTTTTATTCGCGGTTACAACATATGCCATAAGGTCTTTGTACTGGATTGGAGCTCTCGCTTCATGTTCATAAAGGTAGTTCACTGCTTTCTGAGTGATTCCGGGAATGCTGTCGATCGCTAAGCGTCCAAAAATGCTATATGCCATTTTTGAAAACTGTTCAGCGTAGTTAATATCAAAAGACTTATAATCTCCAGCGACCATACGATCTGGTCCTGCCTTAGTGAGGTGTTGGTAGAAGATTTCCATATCTTCTGAATATTGATTGAAACCGGTAGCGAATCCAGTACAATCAAACGAATGCGATAGTGCAACTGAAACTGCACCAAAAAGCATTCTAAAAGCCACTAGGCTAATAAGGTCGTTTGCGAACGTTGCTCTAGTTCTCACGTCGTCAATTTTGCTCTCTTTTACGAGTTCATCCTTGAAATACATGAGGAACCGATGTTCCAATTCTTCCCCCTTATAACCTTGAATAACTTCGACTCGTTCTAATACGAGTCCTTTGAAGTATTCTGTGAACCTAAGCTCCCCATCTTCGTCAAACCACACGTAATCAGTTTTACCCTTTTTGTGTGCGAATAAGACTAGGGGATATCCTGGGCTCGTCTTAGTGGTTATTGAGTTCAAGTACTTTGGTACGCCTGCGCACCCTTCCTCGAACGTCAACATTCTTTTACCAACTGGCCATTTCAATTCTTGGCTGAATTTGTCGTATATTTCTTCTTCAATCTCATCAATGATCTTCTGGTCTGCATGGACCTGAGGTTTATTACAGAGAGTATTAAAGAAAACTTGTGCAGGGTCGACACCCTTAGCGCGTGGGTCCTTATCGGACATAATAGAAGGCTGCTTCTCCACGGGCCATGGTAAAAATTCTGAGATTTCAGAACGTTCCAACTTGGTTGAGGTCGGAACTTTTACACGTTGATTCGGAGGCACAATCTCCGTTTTAATCAAATTTGGTCCTTCGCAATTAGGACCTTGAGCTCGTACGGTTGCTTCTTCCATTAGATCAATTAAGATCTCTCGCGGAACGAAAGTGCATAAACCATACGGTGACGTAGATGTGGATCCAGTTCCCGCCACATGGATTCCAGCAATGCGATTAATCGAGTCTCCCGATCTAATCCATACTGGAGTTCCACAGTCACCCAATTCAGTGACTCCATCATATTTTCCGGCGATTTCAAGTTGAACCCGATGTTCGCCGCCGCATATGTACGGTGCTTGCAGTCTCTTGGTGAGCCTGCTATGTAATTTACCTGTGCCGATATCTAACTGTACTGTACAGTTCGACAACAGGTCAATTTCATCTTCAGAAAGGAAATGCTTAGTAATATCCTTATATTCTGGTAGCTGACGGTTTGCGGAAAAGTCGATGACAGCTAAGTCACCTTCTTTATACAGCCAAACGTGATCTTCACATATTTCAGTCATGTGAATCGTTCCGTTGACTTCGATACCCCACTGTCCATAGGGGGCATCATGTATACCGTGAGCATAGGTCAAAAAGAAGCGTTTCCCAATTGGGATTGCTTTCTGCACTAGACCATTATGGTGCATATCTAGAACCTGAATCGCTGGAGCTTGTCCTTTCGCGATTTTAGCCTTAACAAATTTACCTTTACCTCTCGGTCGTTGGGTTGTTTTATTCGTTCTAGTAGACTGTCCATAAGTAACATCCTCATCTTCACTTTTCGTTCCTGTGAATAGAGAGATTGTCCCTGCGATTACCGTCATCATTGCTGCTATTGAGCAACCGACCGTAACTGCAGAGAACTTCATTGGACCTTGTCCTTCTGGTTCTTCTTCCAAAAAGACAGTGTTGAGTTCTTCGTCTCTAACCTCAGCTTGAGCTTGGGCAAAGTACTCGGGGGTGATGTTTGTTTTCTGGGGGCCTTGCCCTACTGCAAGGGGTTGCATAAGGGCTGAGAAAGCACCTGAAATTGTCATCGGTCGACAAGGCAAGTCATAAACTTCGTGCATCACGGTATCTAGTATCTCTTTAGGATCTCTAGTCTCCGTCATGTCCGGGTTCATCGTTGACAAGCGTTCATTCATTTCTAAGTGAAGACGCGCTTGATCGACTACAAAGTTTTTCATCTGTTGGTAAGTAAAACCTTTGTAAATTGGAAACTGTGTTTTTCCAGCGAGGTGTTTCCCCGCATGGATATTACAAGTCATCCAGATTCTGTCATTTATTTCTTCCTGTGTGTAAGCAGAAATATCAACATTACCTGGTTGGGTTGGGTGTTCAATGTACTTGTCAGAAGCACAGAACTCCACCACAAATTGTCTACGCCGTTGGAAGGCGTCATCAATCTTGTGGTCACAACGATCGTGAATCGTGTTGTTCATCGTCACTACTAGCTCAGGGCGCAATGGTGTGCCCTTAATGCCAACAGTAGGATCGTCCACAGATGCAAATTCCGGTCTCCATTCACCGCTTGACACGGCGACTAGATAAGATTGCATGAGGAGGTGATTTTCGTCTTGGGAACCTAGTAAAAACTCGTCCATTACTATTACTTTTTTCCCTTGACATCCAGTCCAGAAACTCTCAGAACAATTCTTGTTTGCACAATCTTTTCTTGAGTATCCTAGAGAGGAAACGATGTCGTATACACTGGCAGTCTTCCCTAATCCGGAAGCACCAGCAATGTGGAATGCGAAAGGCACTTGGCGCCCTCCTGAGTCGGTTTCCCTGAAAACGATGTTCGCGTGAATTTTAATCAAACGAGCATACGCTGCCAAGAATACATTTTTGTTGGCTTGGTCAAGGCCTTCAGAAGTCATTTGGCGAAAGAGGAAGTTTCCATCTCTAACCGTAGACTTAACGTGTATGGAGTAGTCTTGTGAAACTGCAACAGTCTGTACTTTGGATACAGCTGCAAGTCCTTCGGCTTTAAGTCGCCAAAGTTCCGTCTTTTGCTGGAAGACAGATTCACGGGTACCGAACTTATAAACAAGTGCGGTTTTCAGTACTGGTGGAAGTAAAACGAGAAACAGTTTCAAACTGTTCGAGAGGATGGTCCCCCCTGACATGATGGATTGCATCTTGCCTACGAATTTCTTCAAATGATCGAATTCAATTGCCTTGATTCCAATCATACCAACACACAGAGTCGCTAAAAGAGTAGCGAAGTCTGGTTCAGATTGACCGGTAGCCTCACCTTCGGTACACGCTCTAACACTTATCGTAGTCCAAATTCCCGAAAGAATTGGTTTAGTAAAGATGTTAAGCTGTCGTAACAGGACATAAATGCCTATTAAGAAGAGAGACTGGAGTAGCTTCTTTTTGATAAGCTGCATTGCTGGTGCAGAAATCTTAAGTGCGATACTTGTGATAATGTTCTCGATAATTTTCGAAAACCAATTAGCAAAGTAGTCATAAAGCTTCTTAACTCCGCTGGATAGCTCTTGTGAAAGCATTCCAACATAGGTTTTGATTGTTTCCCAATATTCGAAAAACTTAGTCCGCATAGATGTATAAACGTCAAGAACAGTACTTTTGATGGTAATGAACGACGCTCTAACAACATCATCTCTGACGCGGACTGCAAAGTGATCGAAAAACCCCTGCGCTAGGGGCTGTGGGAAAGCGATGTGAAAGTCTTGGCAAAACTTATCACAAAATGCGGTTTTATCCGCATAGCGCATGATGTTTTTAATTCGGTAAACATCAGATAGTACCGAGTGCAGCTCTGGTAGAGCTGCGCCACCTGAGTGAATGGTGGAAAGGTCATAAAGCATTTGAAAGTCTTTTACAGTAAAATGGCGAAAGAATTTATAATAGTGATTGGATTTCACATTCTTCGCAAATTTATTGACTCTGTAGTCCATACTTTCTACAAATTCTTCATCTTGCCACACTGCCGTAGGACGGCTAGTAATAATGACATGATGAGATTGTAAGGTGCACTGGGTAAATTCTACATATTTATCCCAGACTTCAGTAAAAGACATATGCAGTAAGTCTTCTACTAAAGCTCCTTTCATGTAGTTAGTCCAAATATGTTTCAATCGGACTAAAGAGAAATCTGTGTGGGTACAGACTCTCTTACTACAATCACATCCTTGCATCCAAGAGTAGTAATCTTCTGGAGGAGGATAGAGGGCATGTTCGGTGATGGTAGGTGGTTGAGTTGAATAATCGCGACGTTGATAGTAGCGAGGAAGTTCAATTGAATCTTCTTCTTCAACTTCATCAAGTACTTCCATGGGTTCAAGAAGTACTCGGCTCTTTCTATTAGAAGTTAGAGCATGTTCGATCAAAATGGGATTTGTCAAACGTCTGCAAGTGAGTTCACAGGCAGAGCGATCCCAGTGTAAGATGTCATAGTAGTTTTTGGTACTCCAGAAGGAAGACCAGTCGACAGGGTGTGGGTCGGCTTGAAATTTAGTGATGATGTTGGTAACATCACAGTCAATTTCTAAAAGCCAGTTAATAAAGTCATTAGACCGAATACTGGCTGGGGGTTCACTATAAGTGTTTGTGATGAGATCACAGGTACTGGGGGTGGTGTTTGTTAAAGATTCCATAGGTGTCATGAACAAAGGAAACATTCGTAATTAGTGCTTACCGAAATCGCACTCACTAACGTGTTAATTTCTGACGGCAACGAGCCATAGTCAAGAAAAGTGTTGTTTGCTTAGAAGTCATAAATTTACTCAGAGGAGGGGTTCATAAAAGGGCGGTACAGGCCCTGATAATCACCAACTCATGTTAAATTCACGGCAACTTTGCCTTAAACACACGCAAGTGGAATGTAGAGGATTCTAAGATCCACATCTATACATCAATTGTCTTCGCGGAACCTCTTGTCCTCCCATAAGGGCGGCCAAAGAGCGAAGTGAGCTAAGTATTAATAAACTCACGGTTTAACGTCGTGCGACGAATTCTGGTTTAAAGTTCCAATAACTATTTGTTTTACATCTAAATAAGATGGTTCTGATCTAAAAGTATACGTCGAAGGTGATCAATCTTCGATATTCCTTATTCTAACAATGTACATCTCCCAGAAACAAATAAAGCGATAAAGTTTAATCGCAATAAATTATCCAAAAGATAGGACTTACATTCGTCCTGAACAACAACCCACTATAGGGCTGTCGACAATAGAGTTAGTCTCATTCAAAGAAAGTAGATGGTATGGAATTCCTTAGAATTCTATCCGGTGTCTACAATAAAAACTTTCTGAAGGTTTTTGAATAGCAACAATTGTTGTTGTTTAAAAGTGTTCGTGCTGGTTTGGAGAGCGC